CATCTAACGCACTCAATCCTTTTCCGTATACTAAGCGACAATATTAGTCGCTTAGTATACGGAAAAGGATTGAGTGCGTTAGATGCGTCTAAAAAGCCTAATGAGTATGCTCAGATGATGGCTTTGTTTAACAAAGATTGCGTTCGTAAAATGGTTCTTGATAGAAAGATGCTAGGTCAGTTTGCTATTCAGGTACACTACAACGACAAACACGACAAGATTCTAAAGGCTTATCATATGCCTATTAACTTATTACGTGCAGAGAAATGTAATAAAGACGGAGAAATTACGGGATATTACTATTCTGATGATTGGACTGACATTAAAAAGTTTGCTCCAGTACGTTATTCAGCATTCGGAACATCTAAAGACAAGGTAGAAATCTTGTTTTCTAAGCCTTACGCAGTCGGAATGAAATACTATTCTTATCCTGACTATCAAGGTTCAGTTCCATACGCACTATTGGAAGAAGAAATAGCAGATTATTTAATCAACGAAGTACAAAACGGATTCTCAGGTACTAAAGTAGTTAACTTTAATAACGGAGTTCCTACTGAAGAGCAGCAGTCAATGATTACTTCTAAAGTAATGAACAAGCTGACAGGTTCACGAGGACAAAAAGTAATCGTAGCATTTAACGACAATATTGAATCTAAAACTACGGTTGACGATATTCCATTAAATGACGCTCCTGAGCATTATACATACTTATCTGAAGAGTGTTTACGCAAGATTATGCTTGGTCATAACGTGACTTCTCCGCTATTATTTGGAGTTGCTAGTTCAAACGGATTCTCAAGTAACGCAGACGAGCTTAAAAACTCTGCTATCTTATTTGACAATATGGTTATTCGTCCAATGCAAGAAGAGTTATTAGACGCATTTGACACGATTCTAGCGTTTAACGGAATATCTCTTAAACTATTCTTTAAAACATTACAACCTTTAGAGTTCACAGACCTTGAAAACACGCAAACAGAAGAACAAGTTGCAGAGGAAACAGGTACAGAATTAAGTTCACATACAAACGCATTGATTGATTTAGGCGAAGATGCAGACCCAAGTTGGGTGCTAGTAGATGAAAAGCCTGTTGATTACGATAATGACGATTTAGAAAACGAGCTATTAAGTCAAGAACCTAAACAAAGCCTTTTAAGTAAAATCTATAATCTCGTTTCTACGGGCGATGCAAGACCTAACATAACAGATAAGCAGGATAAAACAATTGATGGCGTTAAATTCGTTGTTAGATACAAATACGAAGGTCAAGTGAGTAAGAATCCTCGTGACTTTTGTACTGCAATGGTAAAAGCTAACAAACTTTACAGAAAACAAGACATCCTTAATATGGGAAGTCAAGTAGTTAACGCAGGTTGGGGACCAAACGGAAGCGATACTTATTCAATTTGGTTGTACAAAGGTGGAGGTAATTGCCATCACAGATGGAATAAACAAGTTTACGCTCAGTTTGAAGGTAAAGCATTAGACTTGCCAAACCAAAGACAAATCGCACAAGCAAAGGCTGCTAAATATGGCTACAAAATCACGAATCCTGAGCTTGTTTCAACACGTCCTGTTGATATGCCTTACAACGGATTTTTACCAACCAATAAAACTTACGGGAAATAATGGAGGCACTATTCATAACACGCGAAGACATCGTTAAATTCACTGCATTAAACGGAAACGTAGACACGGATAAGTTTATTCAGTTCGTTAAAATTGCACAGGACATTCACATTCAAAATTACTTAGGAACAAAACTATTCCAAAAGCTACAAGCGGATATTATCGCAGGAACGCTTACAGGTGACTATCAGACGTTAGTTGTTACATACGTGAAACCGATGTTGATTCATTGGGGAATGGTAGAATACCTTCCATTTGCAGCATATACAATCGCAAACAAAGGAGTGTACAAGCATTCATCTGAGAACTCGGAAAACGTAGATAAAAACGAAGTAGACTATCTACTAGAAAAGGAACGTAACATTGCTCAGAACTACACACAGAGGTTTATTGACTATATGTCTTTTAATCAGCAGTTGTTTCCTGAGTATCGTTCTAATAAGAATAGCGATGTGTTCCCTGATTCAATGAATAACTACGTATCTTGGTATATATGAGAAAACGGATTAAACTAGGTAATTACAAACCTAAAGAAACTAATGTAGAGAAACTTCGTGTTTTTCTAGCTAAACTAAATAAAAACGAAAATGGCAAATAGTAACGGATGGGGACAAGGAGCAAACAACAACGCTATCGGTTGGGGTCAAGGTGCTTTCAATAACTCAATTAGTTGGGGTTACTCTCATTATGTAAGTTGGAGCGGAGATACTGACATTGTAGGAAACGAAGGCGGAATTGCTTTCAACTTTCTTACAAGAGTAGTTGCTGCATCGGGAACATATGAAGCTAATTCATGCTTATTAACAACATTACAAAACTTTGATTCAATATGAGTTTATTAGATACTGCCTCGTTGATATGCACGCCAAACGGCTACAAAGAAGGCACGTTATTTTCCGTGATTCCATCGAATGGTAACGGAGATTTCACGGTAACACGAGCGACAACTGCAACTAGAGTAAATAGTGCGGGGTTGGTTGAGTTAGTGCCTTATAATTTGTTGCCATACTCGCAAAATTTTAGTAATGCAAATTGGGTAAAACTTAATTCTACTATTTTATCCTCTAACAATTTAGCTCCTGATGGTACTTTAACGGCTGCACGTTTAAATATGCCTAGCGGTAGCTCTTCTCAGTTGTTTAATGGTTTTCCAAGCGTTGCGGGTTCGTATACTACTTCTATTTGGGTTAGACTTGTTTCAGGAAGTGGTAATTTTAAATTGGGATTTTATGATAATGTAACGTTTCTAACGGATACAATTACAGTCACATCTACATGGCAAAGATTTTCAGTTACTAAGACATTAGCATCTGCAGTTGGAGCTCGTGGATGTTGGTTATATAGCGATGAGACAAATCAAGTTGTTGAAGTATTCGGAGGTCAAGTTGTAGAAGGCACACAACCTTTAACCTACCAACCTAACACAACACGATTAAACATACCACGAATTGACTACTCTTCAGGTTCATGTCCAAGTTTGTTATTAGAGCCTCAGAGAACAAATATCTGTACTGATAGCGAAACTTACTCTGTAAATTGGGGAAGTACATTTACATCAATTACAAAAAACCTACTTGCTCCAAGCGGACAAACTACAGCAAGTACAATGGTAAATAATATTGGTACAAACATTTCAATATTCAAGTTAATTTCCGTTGTTAGTGGAAACACTTATAAATGGACATTTTACATAAAAAAGATTTCAGGAAGTTGGACATCTGAAAATGGTTTAAGACTATCAAGTTGGGGAGCTGCAGTAGCTTCTCAAACTTATACAAATATTGGAACTACTGTTACAACTGATTGGGTTCGATACACTCACACATTCACTGCTACTTCAACAGGAAATGTTTATTGTCAATTAATATCAAATGAAGTTCATACATTTGGTTTATGGGGGTCACAACTCGAAGCAGGGGCATACGCTACATCTTACATTCCTACAACCACTGCAAGTGTGACGAGAAATTACGACTTTATTTTTTTAGGGAATAATTTTACAAGTGGTAGAATTACTTCAAGTGGTGGAACTTGGTTCACTCATTTAATTAACAATGTTCCAAGAACAAGAGATTCAGGAGGTGGAGTAGGTCTAAGATTATCTAATGTTGCTTTTAACAATACCTTGCATATTTCAACTCCAAGTGGTTCAAATCAAAGATATTGGATTCGTAAAATTGTAGGTGGAACAAACACTGATTTATACAGTACGTTAAATAACGAGATTAAGGTTGCTATAAAATGGAACGGAACAACTGCGGATGTTTTTGTAAACGGAGTTAAGGTTGTTTCTGCAACTGCATTTACAAGTGTTGATTTAGAAAACTTAGGGTTAGACAATGGAAATATCCCTTACAATATTAATTCAATGGCTTTATGGCCAACACCTTTAACTGATACTCAATTAGCACAACTTACAACGATATGATTTATAAACTAACATACACAGACAAAGCATCTGCAGTGGCAGATTTACTATCCAAAGGAATCTATGTAAACACGAAAGATGTATATACATACGGAGAAGGAGTTCAAGCAGTTGTTGAAATAGGATTAATTGTTTTAGAAGTAATAAACGATGAACCAATCTACGCAGACGGATATCACTACGATGTAATGAGTGATGAGGTTTACGATTTCGGAGCAAACTTAATTGAACCCAAGAACCCTAAACATACATTTGCAGGATATGAAATCTAAACTTACTATTTTAGCGTTTTCTATATTTACGATATTAACACCTGTTAAACCACTTGTAATAATCGCAGTTCTAGCAATTATCTTAGATACGTGTTTTGGCATTTGGCGTTCAGTTAAAAAAGGAGGATGGAAATCAATTCGCTCACGTAGACTATCACACACGATTTCTAAGACACTTTTATATAGTGGAGCTATCGTTTTTGTGTTCTTGTTAGAAAAGTACGTTATAGCCGATATTCTTGCACATTTCATTGCTATTGATTTACTGATGACTAAGGCATTTACGTTCTTCTGCGTTTACACGGAAATTAAAAGCATTAACGAAAGTTATTTTTCAGTAACAGGAATCAACGTATGGGATAAATTTGTAGCTTTCGCAAAAAGAAGTAAAGAAACCTTAGAAGATTTAAAATGACACTAATAGAAAAGTACGTTGCCTTTACCAAGAAATGGGAAGGTGGACTATCTAAAGACAAAGCAGATTCAGCATCTAGCTATCCATGTCCAACTCCTTACAAGGGAAAAACGGGATATCACACAAACGCAGGAATAACTTACAAAGCATGGGTTTCGTTTTTTGGAACTGATAACGATGCAAGATTTTATTTAATGAACGCTGCTGATTGGTTTGCAATATTTAAAAAAGGATATTGGGATGCAGTTAGAGGTGATGCTTATAATTCACAAAACATTGCAATATTTGTTACAGGAATGGCGTGGGGTTCTGGCGTTA